TTAAAAAATAGTATCTAATTTATTGACCAGTTTATCCTCCATATCTTCAGTAGTATGAGAATAGATTTCCAAAGTCATTTTTGCATTTGAGTGCCCAACTCGATCCATTATTGATTTTATTGGGAGGCCAGACTCTGCTAAAAACGAAATATGAGAATGCCTAAAAATATGGCTAGATAAGTTTTTTTCTATTTTGGCCTGTTTTCCATATTTTTTTAATATCTGTATGAAGCAAGCTATTGTTGTAGGTTGATTCCATTTTTCAAAACAGAAAATATAATCATCGCTTGACAATGGCTGGAAACGTTCGCTAAGTCGTACTATTTGTCTTTGAATAGCTTCTATGACACTCTCTGATACTTTGATTGTCCGTATTGAATTTGTAGTCTTTGGTAGCGTCTTGATTTTGTTTACTGAATCAAAATTACCTGTGATCTCAATTTTGTTGTTTTCGAAGTCTATATTCTTCAGTTGTAAGGCAGTTAACTCACCATATCTCATACCAGTTAATGTCAGCACAAGAACCATATCAGCGTACTTTTGGTGATATTCTCGACGATTAAGGACATCGACAAGTGCTTTTATTTCTTGCATGGTGAGAAAGTTGTTACGCTTTTTTTCCAGTTCTTCTAAAGTCTTTGGTTTTTGAGGAATCGTAGTATAATCGACCTCGTTGTTTTCAATGTAAGAGTATTGAACAGCGTAATTAAAGATACCTCTGAGCCTATGCCGTACTTTTTTAGCTGTAATATATCCGTTGCTTTCAATAATTTTTTCAATAGCCTCTTGAAGAAAACGCCTGTCAAGATTAGCAAGTATGGTATCGGATGGTATGACTTCCTTCATCTTCTTATCAACTGATTTACAATTATGTTTTGTTGATTCCTTGACTGTTTGTGACCAGGATTTATAGAAAAGGTTATAAATCTCTTCAAAAGTAATGCTTTCTACTTGTTTTGTGCTGAGTTTTTTATTTATCTTCTCTTGCAACAAGATAGCAGCTTGATTTCTTGCTTGTGGAGTTTTCTTCTCCATGGTTACTGAAACTTTTTTTAATTTCTCAGTATATGGATCTTTATATCGCTCAAAAAATTTGTATTTTCCGTTGGAAAGTTCTTCCATCCACATTGATTTTACCTCACTTTTTTGATAAAATGGGTACAAGAAAACGACCTTTTTAATGGTTGTTTCCTATACATGATTTCCTCACACTCTCCTTGGCCAAAATTTGAGTGTGGGGATTTTTTTAATTTTTCAGCATCAAATACGCATCGACGTAAATTAAAGGTACGCTTTTTTCTTTGTTGCTGTTGGTGGTATATTCGTAAGAAAGCAAGTAACGCCCGTTTACAGTTAGGTGATCTTTTTCTAAAAATCTTTTTTCTATACGTTCAGTTTCCATGAACAGCATATAGAAATCACCGTTAGGTTGTGTAGCAAGCATTTTCGTGTACTTGCCTTCTTTAAAAATTTGCACTATCTCCAGATTGTCGATTCTCATTTTTAAAGAGAAGAATTTTTCTGGCTCTCGGAGAACAGTTTTGTAATCATAGATTTTATAATCATCTGACTTGTAATTATCTTTTGTGACCTTATCAACTTTAGTCAATAGCTTATCAAAATATTCTTCTACGCTAATATCATCAGATGATGATGCCTGAGTGGTCGGTTCGCTGGATGACTTTTGCGTTTGATTTGTACAAGCGGTTGAAATAACAAGTGCACAAAGCAAAACAGATGATATGGAAAATATTCTTTTCATTTTATCCTACTCCTTTTTCAATTAAGTAAAGTCAAATATTCTTCTTTTACCATTATTTCATCGGCAATGGTTTTTAAATTATACTTTTCCATAAATACCAGGTAATTAAATGTAGTGGCATCTTCGGCTATATCCAACTCAGCTTTCATAAGGTGATGGATCATATTCCTATTAGCCTCAAGCTCACACTTTTCCCGAAAAAGCTGATAAGTATCTGGCGCGTGGTTTCTATGGCCTATCTCATGTAAAGCGACTTGTACCCTTTTTTCATCAGATATAGCATCACTCAAAAACATAGTTTTGAGGGCTGGGATGTAAAAGGCTTCATCTGGAAATAGACCATCTTCAAAAATCTCTATATCTATACCTAGATTTTGAGAAAATTCTTTTTCAGTCATAAACAATCCAACCTTTGATTATTATTGTTTTCTGAGATAGATCTCTATTATGTTTTGAATTGCTTTTTTATCTTCTTCAGTTAGTGGTTTACCATTGAAGCGCATAGCAGTAGAGGCAAGTTCCTCAACATCGACTTCTTTGCCTTCGAAAAAGAATTGTTCTTTTTTATTAGCGATGGTAGGATTATCTGTGCGACCAAGTAAGTAGTCTGTAGATACATTGAAGTAGTCAGCGATTTTGGATATATGTTCAGCAGATGGAGTCTTTTTATTTTTAAGACTGTAAATGTAATTTTTCCCCAAACCAACCCTATCTTCTAAAGTGTTTAGAGAAATTCCCTGTTTTTTAGCTAAACTTTTAATTTTTTCGAATGTCTCAAACATTGATACATCAACCTTTCTGAAGCATTACAAAAAAATATTTTATTTTTTCGCCTAAAACACTTGACAAAAATTAGACGAACAACTAAAATAGTATTTGTAAGTAATTAACAACTAAAAAAACAACTAAGAAATAAATTATAAAAATGTTTTTGCGAACGGTATTTATAGATTTATTAGTGTTTTTATTATGCTTTCATTTTAGACGAACATCTAAAAAAAGTCAAGCGAAAAGATAAAAAATAGTTAAATTTTTAGTTGTTTCTTATTTACAAAATAAGTAAAAAGGAGGAACACATATGCCAGATATCACAAATGGTCGTGAGAAAGTCAATGATTTTCTGAAAGACAAAGGTATTAAAAAAACAAGTCTAGCGATTGCTTATGGCTTTAAACGACAGGAAGTAACAAACATTCTGAGTGGGACGACGAAGGGACCACGAGCGAACAGTTTCATTCTTCAAGTGATTGAAGATTATGGGATTGAGTAGGAGGGAATAACATGAATGAAGTTATTAAAGTGACTGTGAATGACAATCACGAGCCGATTGTATCTGGTCGTCAATTGCACGAGGCGTTGGGAGTTAAAACAGAATATAAGAAGTGGTTTAGTCGCATGACTGAATACGGCTTTAATGAAAATGAGGACTTTTTAAAGGTGACCCAAAAATGTCTCACCTCTTCAACAGGTCAAAATACGACTGACCACATCATCAAACTAGACATGGCTAAAGAAATCGCCATGATTCAACGAACGGACAAAGGAAAAGAAGTCCGACAATACTTTATCCAAGTAGAAAAAGACTTTAATAGCCCTGAGAAGATTATGGCAAGAGCATTGCTCATGGCTGATCAGAAAGTCCACAAGCTGGAGGCTCAGATTGAAGCGGACAAACCCAAAGTCCTATTTGCAGACGCAGTAAGTGCAAGCCATACATCTATCTTGGTTGGCGAACTTGCCAAGCTCATTAGCCAAAACGGCTACAAAATCGGTGCCAATCGCCTCTTTTCTTGGATGCGCGAAAATGGCTACCTGATTAAGCGCAAAGGCTCAGATTGGAACATGCCAACCCAACGTAGCATGGACTTGAAACTCTTTGAAATCAAGGAAACAAACGTGCAACACGCAGATGGACATATCACTGTGAACAAGACACCAAAGGTCACAGGCAAAGGACAACAGTATTTTATCGATAAGTTCCTTAATTAGGAATACCTGACAGGTTAGAAAGTAGAAAGAATGATTGAAAATAAGTGAAGAGAAAGGAGACTGTATGACAGACTTTAAAAATTTAGATTGTCAATTTATCTTTCAAGAATGCGACTGAAAATTATACTGCTGTTAGTAATAGTTTTATCAACGATCCTGCGCTGGATTTTACAGCGGTTGGCATCATGATGGTGGTGCTGGCTAATCACCCAAATTGGCAAGTCTATCCGGATGAGATAGCTAAAAGAAAAGGTGTTAACCGAAAGACAATCGATAAGTATTTCAAAATCTTTGAAGAGGCTGGATATTTACGAAAAATCAGAAAAAAACCTCCTGGAAATGGAGGGAGTCATATATTCAGATTCTTTTCAGATGTAAAAATATCTGATTTCCAATTCGATATTATGAAACAGAGATTGAACCTATCTATCAAAAGGGCGTCTATGAATTATAATTCTGACATTCCAAAAAGTGAGATGTCAGAAAGTGAGATGTCAGAAAGTGAGATGTCAGATTTTGGGCACTAATAAATACTAATTAACAACAAGTATTAAATAACAATAAATACTAACTAACAACAAGTACTACTCTTAATAAATAAAAGAGAGTATACAAAAAAGTATCTGAGAAACTCAGACACTTTCTAAAAAAATCTAACTTAATTATAGCATGAAAGGGGAAAAATGGAAACAGTTCAAATCGTGAGAATTAAAGATGTGATCATCGAGAAGATTTCTGCAAACGATGAAGAACTAGAGCGCATCTTTGGATGTTCAAAACGGCAAGCGGGAGATATGAGGCGAGAGATGAAAAAATTGCCTAGTCAGCAAAAATACCTTAGAAATGATGGTCAGCTTGTCACAATCAAAGGTTTTGATGCTTATCTGCAATATCGAGGCAGTCAATCATGGAAGAAAGAAATGGCTAAAACCGTTAAGATGACACGATAGCAGAATAATAACTACTAACAAATAACAAACTCATACTTATAGATAATAAGGGAATTACAGAGTTTTTAAAGGAGGAAAGAAATATGCCAAATTGGGCAGAGGGGACTCTTAAATTAAGAGGCAGACGCGAAAACGTTGCATCAGCTTTAAAAGAAATGCTATTAGGAAATGAAGGCGCAACGCTTGAAGAAGAATACGATGGCACTCTACTAAGATTTAAAAACGAGTATGATTATTTTTATATAAACGGTACAAGACGTGCGTTTATTTCTAGTAAAGATATTGAAATTTGGTTGGATGATGATTTTGTGATTATCGAACTTGAAGATTTCAAACAAGCATGGGCAGCATTAGCTGACAATTACACAGAAATTTCTAGTAAGTTTGATGTTGATATTAAAATTTTCACTTTTGAAATGGGTATGGAATTTACACAGGAAATTGAAATTTCAAAAGGTGAAATCATCAAGAATATTGTAAACGAAAACTTTACTAACTATTCATGGGATGTGCCTTTTAGTAGACTTGGAGGATAGATAATATGGCTGATTTAACATTTGCAGAATTACAGCGAAAAATGCAAATCGAAAAACAAACGAAACAGGGAGTGAAATATCCGTTTAGAACCGCAGAGGACATAAATAATAAATTTAAGTCTTTGGATAGCGGTTGGAGTGTATCATTTCCAGAAGATGACATCATTCAAAAAGGTGACAAACTGTATTATAAAGCGGTAGCTGTTGCTAAAAGAGAAAGTGATGGCACGATTGAAAAAGCTATTGGATGGGCTAGAGAAGAAGATGTACCAATTTTTCACACACAAAAAGGGGATGTGAAACAGATGCAAGATCCACAATGGACAGGTGCGGTTGGTTCTTATGCTAGAAAATATGCTTTACAAGGTTTATTTGCCATTGGAGGTGAGGATGTTGATGAGTATCCAGTAGAAGAAAGCCAAGAGCAAGGACAGAATAATCAGCAACAGAAACCAAACAACCAGCAAGCCCAAGGACAAAATCAAGTAAGGTATATTGACAACACTCAATATCAAGAAATTAACGACCTTATAAATGATATTGCAAAAATTAAAGGGATGCCGTTCGATACGCTTGCTAACTATGTACTATCTGAAAAATTAAAAGGTTTACAAGATTTTCATAGAGTACAAGTTGGTGACTACGAGGTATTGAAAAACTATTTAACTGAACAACTAGCAAAGGCAAAAGCAAAAGCAAAGAGAGGTAATTAAACATGGTAAAAGATGTAACTAATAGCTTGACAGAAATCAAGGTGTATTTTCAACCTGCAGTAATTAATGTTGACCGTGAGGCGATCGAGGCACAAGTAGCCACAGTTATTGCACAGTATAGCGGTCGCGAGGTTACTGTTGATAATTACAAAGAAGTTTATGAAGAGCGAACCCGCTTTAATAAGCTGATTGGGGGCTTAGACACTCAACGCAAAGATTTTAACCGAAAAATCAACGAGCCGGCAAAAGACTTTGATAAGTGGGTCAAAGAAAAAGTCATCAAGCCTATTGAGGCAGTGACAGATGCTATGTCAGCAGGACTTAATGCGATTGATGAGCATGAGCGTTTGTTGCGCGTGGATGTTGTCCGGACTACCTTTGAGGATAGGTGTATGTTCGCAGGGATTGAAAAATCAACATTCGCTGACAAATACGATGAGTACAGCCTCAAGAAATATTTTAAAACAGGCAAGTATGAGCTGAAAAATACAACACTTAATGAAATAGATGCCTTAGTGCTTTTAGAATTCGATGCCCTGGAAGAATACAAGGCCAACAAGCAAGCTATCAAAGAGCAAGCTCAAGAGTATGATTTGCCAGCTGATAGCTATATCAGACATCTTGAAGATGGTAAGAGCCTTGTTGATATCCTCAAGATGATGAAAACTGACCGAGATGCTGAGATTGCACGCAAAGAGCAGAAAGAGGCTCAAGAAAAAGCAAAAGCTGAACGACTTGAAGAAATTGCTCAATCGGCCAAGAAAAATGCTAATGCGAATATCAAGGCTTACGATGCCGAAACAGGCGAGATTTTGGAACAGGGTACAATTACACCAGAACCTCAAAACAATGCGCGAGAGGTGGCAAAATTTGAGCCTAGCGAGCCTTTGGTCAAATTAGTACGTCTTGAATTGCACGGTGGTTTAGAACAGTGGGAAAATACACAAGAATATTTTGAGGATAACTTTATCGGTTTTGAAACTTTGGAGGATTAAGTAGAATAAGGAGTCAGACCTATGAGATGTTTTTATGTCAGCGGTAAAATTGCAGATCTTGATTTGGGGTCAGAAATCAATGCAGAAAATTCATTTATGGCCGCTATTGAGTTTGTGAAACGATATACCGACTTATTAAAGTTTGGTTCAAATGAAATCAAGGTATCAGAAGTAGAGGAGGTGCAAAATGATAAATAACGTTGTTTTAGTAGGGCGACTTACAAGAGATGCCGAACTGAGATACACGCAATCTAATATTGCGGTTGCTACGTTTACTCTTGCTGTAAACCGTCCATTTAAGAACGAGGCTGGAGAGCGTGAGGCTGATTTTATCAATTGCGTTATCTGGAGACAGTCAGCTGAAAATCTTGCTAATTGGGCTAAAAAAGGCTCTCTTATCGGAGTTACAGGAGTAATTCAAACACGTAGCTATGATAACCAGCAAGGTCAACGTGTTTATGTCACAGAAGTTGTTGCCAGTAATTTTCAACTGTTGGAAAGTCGTAACAGTCAGCAAAATAATCAAGGTCATCAAGACCATCATGGCGGTTATCAGCAGCAGGGCTACAGTAATCAAGGCAGTTTCTTTGAGGGGAACACAACAAATCTAGTTCCTGATTTCACCCGTGATAACAATCCATTTGGCAGACCCACAAATCCATTGGATATTAGTGATGATGATTTACCGTTTTAGCGAAAGGGGATATTCTAGTTAAGTTATGAAATTCTTAGACTTATTTGCTGGCATTGGAGGTTTTAGGATCGGCATGGAATCAGCCGGGCATGAATGTATAGGATTTTGTGAAATAGACAAATTCGCTAGAGCTAGTTATAAAGCTATACACGATACGAAAGGAGAAATTGAATTACATGACATCACAACAGTATCAGATGACACTATTCGAGGAATCGGAAGTGTGGACATTATCTGTGGAGGATTTCCGTGCCAAGCTTTCTCAATTGCAGGAAACAGACGAGGTTTTGAAGATACACGAGGAACTTTGTTCTTTGAAATTGCTAGGTTCGCATCTATTCTCAGACCTAAATATCTATTCCTTGAGAATGTTAAAGGATTGCTCAATCACGAAAATGGAGTTACATTCGAGACCATTATCTCAACCTTGGATGAACTGGGGTACAACGTGGAATGGCAAGTGCTTAACAGCAAGAATTTCGGAGTCCCCCAAAATCGGGAACGAGTGTTCATTATTGGACATTCTAGAAAAAGAGGCACCAGAAGAGTTTTTCCTATCGGAAGAGCAAATAGAGAATTTGATTTTGAACCAAAAATAAAGATTGTTGGTAACACTAAAAATCCGAACGGGACAAGTCAAGGGACTGGGAGCGTTGTTTACGACTCAAACGGTTTAGTCGGTACGCTTTGCGCTAGAGATTATAAAGAGCCAAAACAAGTAGCTATACCAGTATTGACACCTGATAGAGTAAATAAACGACAGAATGGTAGACGTTTAAAAAAAACGGTGAGCCTATGTTTACGCTGACGGCACAAGACCGTCATGGGATTTTAATTAAAGAAGCAACAAAAAAAGGTTATGCAGAGGCTACAGTTGGTGATAGTGTAAACCTATCTCATCCAAACTCTAAAACAAGGCGAGGTAGAGTTGGTAATCAGATAGCAAATACTCTCTTAACTGGAGAGAGTCAAGGTGTGGTTGAGCCTGATTTTAGGATTAGAAAGCTGACACCTAGAGAATGCTGGAGGTTACAAGGTTTTCCTGATTGGGCTTTTGATAAGGCGCAGGAGGTCAACTCTAACAGTCAATTATACAAGCAAGTAGGCAATAGCGTAACAGTAAACGTTATTTCTGCAATAGCACAGGGGTTAGGAGGAAATTAACCCTATTTAAACCAATTTGAAAAGGAAACAGAATATGACAAAAATTGAAATCGTTATGGTACTTACAACTTTGATGTCTATCACATGGGCAGCGATTGTTACAATTCACACTATGCAAGCTATCAAAAAGCACAAGGCAAAAGTGGATTATTATCAGAAACCACAAGTGCAATGTGAGATTGCACGTCATGTACTTAAAAACAAATGGTACTCAGATGGAGGGGAGGTGTTTAGATGAAAGTATTTGATGGCGCTATTTCAAATTAGCTTAATTTAAAGCAGGAGGACAATATGGATAAAAAACTTATTGGGTTAGATCTAACCCACATTGCAGATGGAGGATTACAGGAGAAACTAGACAAAGAGCTTGAAAAAGTCTTTGATAACATCCTTGACCTAAATACAGATGCGAAAGCAAAACGAAAAGTGACTATCACACTTACAATGTCAGCAAATGAAGAGCGTACAGTTGTTGATACTACCATGGAGGTGAAATCAAAATTTGCGCCTCAAAATGGAGTAGCTACAACAATTCTTATTGGGCGTGATTTTGATACAGGACAAGTACATGCTAACGAGCTGAAAAGTACAGTACCTGGTCAAATGTACTTTGACGAAAATGGGGAAATCCGTACTGACATTGGGCAACCAGTGGCAGAAATTGAACAACAAGCAGAAACAAAATCAGATATTATTGATTTCAACAAAAAGAAAGTAGGTAACTAATATGACAACAGAAAATCTTAAATCAGCATTGGAATACGCAGTAGAACTAAATGAGCATGGTTTGGAAATTTTAACAGCTGCAGATGGAACAGAGTATTATGATGCCAACAAATTCAACCTCAAAGAACTTGACCCTAAACGCTATCCTAAAACTCTGGAGCTATCAACCTTGACAAGCCTTGTTGACTATTTCAAAACAGACCTAAACAATTTGAAAAACCAACGCTTGATTGTAGCAGTTGAGAAAAATGATGAGGTTTGTGTGTGGTCTGAAAATGATGAGTTAGAACGTCGCACATTACTTGTTGATGTTAAGGCACGCATCCCAGAGTTATCTTTTGGCCGTTTCCTATCATCGGAACAGTTCAATATCATGTTGCAATCAAACTTTATTGACGATAACGATCGTGGCACATTGCTAGAATTTGCTAGCGCATTGAAAATTGAGAATGGGGCTGAAATTGAAGATAATGGAGTATCTCAAGTAGCAACAGTTAAAACAGGGGTGGCAAGCCTTGCTAAAGGCAAAGCACCTAATCCGGTTACATTGCGCCCATATCGTACATTTAGCGAGGTTGAGCAACCGGCAAGCCTATTTGTCTTTAGGATTGATAAGCAAGCCAATATGGCTTTATTTGAGGCAGATGGTAAGCGTTGGGTAGCTGATGCAGTAGGAAATGTTGCAGCATATCTAAAAGAGCAACTAGCAGACCAAAAACATATCACAGTATTAGCATAAGAAAGGGGAAAAACAATGACTAAAGAAACTGAAAACACGGTATCAGCTGAAACTATCGTAGAGAACTTGAAAGAGTTCGCCAACAAATTACATGGCAGAAATTGAAAACATTGAGTTTTAAGGTAATCAAAATGAAATTTGAGTTTTCTTTGCCTCGGAATACTAAGCTAAAATCTCTAAACATGGTTATCAATAGTAATGACAGACAACATCAAACAGATAAGGCTAAAGTTACTAAACGCATTAGAGCTTTTGCTTATTGGCATACATCGATGAACAAGGATAAAGGGAGGGCTGCTTTTAGCCCCTCCAACCCTTGTGAGGTTACAGTTACAATTTACAGCCCTACTAAGTCAAAACTTGACCCACCTAATTTATATCCAACAGTCAAGGCTATCATTGATGGCATGACTGATGCAGGTATTTGGACAGATGATAATCATAAGGTTATCAAAAAGTTATCCTTTGTTTATGGTGGATTAAGCGAGGAAAAAGGGCATTATAGATTAGAGTTTGATATAGAGGAGGTTTAAAGTGATTGAAGTTAATATAAAATTCGATAATTTTGAAGCGCATGGCTTTTACCAAGATGATACTAAACTAGGAAAAATTAGAGATGCAATCATATCTCAAATGAATAATGGGCATGTGGTTGTTTTAGGGGAAGATAGAGGTATTCTATTAAATCCTAAAGTTATAAAAAGTGTACAATTTAAGGTTGTAGAAGATAACCAGATCTAATCGTTTTTTGACCTTTAGAGAATCTGAGTTATTTTGAGGAGTTGGAAGATGATGGAAGAGTTAAAGAAAAAAGTTAATGAAGTATACAACTGGACGGTAGAAGACGGGAAGCCGCAACCTCCCAAGCAAGATTTACCACAAG